CACAGTAGCAATCGGCAGATCGCGGCCATTCGAGATATCACGTGCTCGCGCAATACCTACCGCAGTTCCGCCTCGGCCAAACTCGCGCCGCCATTCCAGGCCGCGTTCGGCTTCCCGGCGCATCGCGTCATTCGGAACCGGCATCGCTTACGCCTCTCTGTGTTGCGAGCGGCACGGTTGCGCCCTGGATCATGAGATCATCGCCGCCCGGAAGCGGCGGCATACTCTCGATTTTGCGAACCTCGTTCGGCGTGCGGATGCCGTTCTGAATAGCCGTCGCGTGCGCTTCCATGCGGGTTTTCAGATCGCCGCGCATTAAGCCGTCCAGGTTGAATTCGCAGAAAAACGGCGAACCGCGCCCGAACAATTTCAGGTTCAATTCCGCTTCCGTCTGCTCCACCCAGCGCTTCACTGTGTGTTTGACGAAGTGCAGATCCTGCTGCTCCGTGTTGGAGAATGTGCCGTGCGTCAGGTCTTGCAAAAATATCGGCGGCAGATTGTAAATGCGCGCGATTTGTTCAATTGAAAACCGCTGCAATTCCAGCAGCTGCATCTGTTCCGGGGCGAAGCCGATGGCTTTGAGTTCATGCCCTAGCGGCAGCGCCATAACCGGACGCCCGTCGCGCGCCAGCTTCGCCATCGTGCTCGCCACATCTTCAGACGCTCGCGCCGCCGCAGCGCCAGACTGAAACGGCCCGGTCATCACCGCAGGCGGCACGCCGCCCGCTTGAAACGCCTTGCTGCCATAGCGGCTTGCAGCGATAGCCATTCCAATTGCATCGCGGTTTGTGGCGATAGGGCCGCGATGATCGACAAAATCATGTTCCAACATGAACGGAATGTCGATGATATCCGTCGCCGCGTATGTTTTCGTAAGCTGCGATCCGATCCGCACGTCATAAAATTTCCGCCCCTCGAACATGCGGACGGTAAGCAGCGTCGGATCTAGCGCGTACAGGTTCACGACCGCGCCCGAATTGTTGCGCTCGATGTATGTTATCCCGCGCCCGCCGGTGAATACCTGGTCGAAGGTATATTTTCTCCATTCGAATGACGACATGGCCGGGTTGATGGCCTCGCCCAAAATCAGCGGCAGTTGATTGGCGGCGCTGGGAACAACCTCGGACTGCCCGTCAGTATCGCGCCGGTAGACTTTGAGCGGTAGCCCGGCAATCGTGCCAGCTAGAAAATTGACGGCGGCCCATACGGCAGGCACGCCGAGCGCCGTGTTGACGTTCACAGTCACGCCAGCCGAGGAAATCAGATCGCCCCAGCCCATAACGCGCACGAAATCGCTCGACGATATCGGCACGTTCGGGTTTTCGATGGAGCCCCGTTGCTCGCGGCGGAGGAAGTCAAAAACGCCCAACTAGACAGCCATCCTATAGCCGGGATCATCCCAAGGGGAACTATATTGCACGATTTCCTCGCCAATGCAACCTAAAGCCATCGTCAGTGCCACCATGCCATCAATCTTAGCATACGACTTTGCCTTGTTCAACTTCCGATTACCGGCAGGATCTCGCTGCACCACTGCCCCAGCAGCGCACATGTTTAAGATAGGATTATCACCATGGCAGAGCTTGCGCTCCGCCACCAACCGCTCCACCGTATCAACGGCGGGTGCCATATCCTTGAAGCCCTGCCCAAAAGGTTTCATGGGAATATCCGCGCCGATGATGTCGAGTTCGCGCTTGAAGTCATTAATCCGCCAGCGGTCATAGGCCAGCATGCGCAGATCATACCGCTCCGCCGCTTCTGCAACGGCTTGCGCCACCACGGCAGGGACAATTACCGGCCCAGGAATGGTGGTCAGGAAGCCTTGATCAGCCCAAATATCATATGGCACGCGCTCCGCCCGCGACTTCTCCCGGAGCCCATCGGCGGGTAGGAAGAACTGCGGCACGATGTGGAAAGTATCGCCTTTCGGGAACGCCAGGACGAACGCCGTTAAGTCGCGGCTTGCTGACAGGTCGAGCCCCGCAAAGCAGACATCACCGTCATCAATTGCCGGTGCCTCATTGTTCGCTTGCCATTCGCCCTTGCTCAAAAATGGGCTTTCCGCTTCAATCCGCTGGTTCAGGTAGAGCCAACGGAAGCTGTTCTCTTTCGACGGCAGCCGCGCGGCTTGCTTGGCGAAGTCCTGCATATCCTGGAGCGACCGGAACTTGCCAAGCGCCGGGTTTGCCGCGCGCCACGCCTTGCGGTCGCCAACCTCGCAATCCTGCGGCGCGGTGTAGAGATGACAGACAATCCGCTTGTCGTTTGCCGTTTGCGCGTCATCCAGCCAGACGGAAAACAAATCGCCATCGGTTGCGGCTTGCGTGCTAATGGCAATCAGGAGCGGATCGGCATGCGCGCCCTGCGCCGTTTCGATTGCCTCCACAAAGGCATCCGCTGGCCCGCGAACCTGCCCCACTTCATCCAGGATCGCCAGCACGGGAGAGAGCCCGTGCGCCGTGCCGGCCTCTGCGGAGATAGCCTTATATTCGACATTGCGCGCCAGCCCGATCAGCGATTTTTGCGACGGCACAATTTTAATCAGGCTGCTCAATATCCGCGAAAGCCGAACCATCTTTTCTGCTAGCTTGAACACCAGCGCCGCCTGGTCACGGCTTCTCGCCCCGCTGATAATCTGCGAATTTATACGCGCCTCTGGCCCGGCAATATGAGCAAGCAGGATCGCGGCGATCAATGCAGACTTGCCATTCTTTCTGGCAACGCTCAGATAGGCGCGGCTTGTACCTGCCGGGTTATCGTAAATATCTTTGATGAACCGTTTTTGGAACGGCATCAGCTTGAACGGCTTGCCTACGTCCGCCCCTTCCGGGATCGGGCATAGCTGTTCAATAAACTGGATGACCTTGGCGGAACGGGTCACGCTAAAACCTTTGGAGCGTGCGGGTCAGTGCCGCCCTGCCGCTGTGCCGACGGGAAGTCGGCCATCGCCTGCTTCGCACGCTTGGGGTATGGTTTTGCAAGTGGTAGTATACGCGCACGCATGTCTGGGTCTAGGGGCATGAGGTAGCGATGTTTTGGGCGCGTTGGTAGTCTCTTTAATACCCCGCGCAATTCCCATTGCTTTCGGCCTATCCTTGTTTCTTTCACGAACTGCGAAACCTGTCTATCGGTTGCGCGCTTGCCCTTAAACATAAATTCATCTTGCGGTGACGTTGTGCCATTGTAAACCCAGTTCGTTGCTTGATAAATCCCGCCGTGATGTCCTTCGTCTTGCGACGCAAAAGATATGACTAAACGCAAATTTGGATTTGATTTTTTCAACATACGAAGCGCAATGGCCATGATACGAGATACAGGGGAAGCATGATCCCGCAAAGCGACACGGACAAGTTCAACGCATTGATCTTGGCCCAAACTATATTTAGAGCCAAGTTGCGGGCTAGTCCCTCTACCAAATAAAACCACGCCAATAAACTTTCCGTTCTCCCACGCTCCAACTTTTACAAGTTTCCCGATGGGCAAGCACCCGCTATAATGCCAATTCTCGCAGGCATACTTTGCGGCGGCATGCGTTGCCCAGTCAATCCGCAGATCAGCCTTGGCCATGCTCTCTCAAATCCCATTCTGCCGAGCAATGCGGACAAGTCACCATTTTCGGCGCGAGTTCATCCAGCTTGCCTTGGTCATCTTCTGTGCCGGGTTCAAAGTTTGGTTCTTTCATCATGGCCAGCAACTCGTCCTCGCTAAAGCCCGTCAGCTTCTGCATATCCACCGACATGGATTGCAGTTCGGCGATCAGCTTTTCCTGGTCCCACTCGGCATTCAACGCCAGCTGGTTGTCCGCGATGACCAAGGCCCGCCGCCGGTTCTCATCAAGCCCGGTCACGACGATTGCAGGAACCAATTCCATCTTCAGTTTGCGTGCTGCCAGGACGCGGCCATGCCCAGCAATCAGATTGTTGGCCTCGTCGATCAGCACCGGATTGGTGAATCCGAACTCCCGGATGCTGGCCGCAATCTGCGCAACCTGCGCATCCGAATGCGTCCGGGAGTTCATTGCGTAGGGGATCAAATCATCCAGCGCGATCAACGCGTGCTCATAGAATTTTTCAGTCATCAGTTTACCACCGGTAGTGCAAGAAGGCCATCAGCGCTAAATCCGCTTAAGCTCGCAATCGTCAAAGGTCCGCCCGTCGCCCTCCAGGATGGCGGTCTCGCCGGTGAAGTCCTGCCAGCGCTTGATGATCACGTCGCAGTATTTCGGGTCGAGTTCCATCATGCGACAGTCGCGGGCTGTCTTTTCGCAAGCGATAAGGGTTGAGCCGGAGCCGCCGAATAGGTCAATCACCTCGTCGCCCTGCTTGCTGTTGTTTTGCAAGGCGCGCTGCAAAAGAGAGACTGGTTTCATTGTTGGGTGAAGCCCCTCGCGCTCAACAGGATGACGCCATATAGTCTGCTCTTTTTGCCCACCATACCAAGCGGGGCTTTTGCCTATTTTGTGGCAATACAAAAACGCCTCATAATTTGGCTTGTATTGTGCCCCCATAGCATGGAACCCAACGTTGCCCTTGTCCCATATCAACCAATTTCTAATCTCCAGCCCAACACCGGACAGACCAGCCAAAGTCTCCGCCGATCTGTTTATGGCGAAGAAAATATACATGGCAGCGCCATCTTTTGAGATGGCCGATGCGCAAGATATGCTGTCAAGGAAAAGCTGCGCTAAGTCATCACCGCGCAAATCGTCTGCCTTGATCATTTCAGCGGAATTCTTGCCAGTCTTTTTGCCTCCTGAATACATGCTGCCCTTTACGCCGACGAAGCTGACCCCATAGGGAGGATCAGTTAAAACCATGTCCGCCTTCCGCCCATCCATCAGCCGCTCCACCGCGTCGATGCTGGTGCTATCCCCGCACATCAGCCGGTGCCGCCCCAGCAGCCAGACGTCACCCAGGACCGTGACCGGCTTCTCTGGCGGCTCCGGCGCAGCGTCCTCGTCGGTTAAGCCTTCAATCTGCGCTGGCTTGAGCATGGCCAGCAAATCTTCCTCGCTAAAGCCCGTCAGCTTCTGCATGTCCACGGACATAGATTGCAGTTCGGCGATCAGCTTTTCCTCATCCCACTCGGCATTAAGCGCCAGTTGATTGTCCGCAATGACCAGCGCCCTGCGCCGGTTTTCATCAAGCCCAGTCACGACGATTGCAGGAACCAATTCCATCTTCAGCTTGCGTGCTGCCAGGACGCGACCATGGCCGGCAATCAGATTGTTCGCCTCGTCAATCAGTACCGGGTTCGTAAAACCAAACTCCCGGATGCTGGCTGCGATCTGAGCCACCTGCTCCTCGCTGTGCGTCCGGCTGTTCATGGCATAGGGGATCAAATCATCCAGCGCGATCAGCGCGTGCTCATAGAATTTCTCAGTCATCAATTCACCGGCAACGCAATCAAACCGTCATCACTAAAAGCGCGCAGCGCATCAAACGCTCTGCTTTCATTTTTGGCCGCGCCGTTGATGGTGCGCGGATCACTGGCCGTCTGGTTCAGGCTCATAGACCGGATGACCGCAAGCTGCCGCCGCTCCAGCGTATCGACCACCGCCAGCAACGGGTTGGGAATGACCGTGCCGCGCTTGTTTTCCGTCAGCACGCCGGTGCGATCTAGCATCGCCTGATGCTTGCGTATATCCGCTTCCATGCGAACGACCTTCGCCAGCAGCAGCAGGTCCATGTCGCGCCAATCTTCTCTCGCGCGCGCGCGCGTGAACTGGCTCCAGATCACGTGTTCCTCGTCGCTGCGGAGCGTGACGCCTTCGGGTAACGGGATCGGTTCAATGGCCCCCTGGAAGCCAGCGACGGCAGCAGTGGTGCTGTTCTTGTCAGATCGTCGTTTCATCGGTTTTTTCCGTAAACGCAAA